AGCGATTGTTCAGACGATGGCAAAAGATCTCGTGGAAGGCAAGTTCGGTCTCCAGCCTCTGATCATCTCAAAGTCTCTACGTGCTGAATATGCCTCCAATCCTGCGCACAAGATTCTGGCCAACCGAATGGCAGAGCGTGATCCTGGTAATGCTCCTGCCTCTGGCGACCGTATTCCTTTCGTTTACATTCAGACAAAGGTGGGTCAGGAGGCACCTGATCTACAAGGAGACCGCATTGAGACACCGAGCTACATCAAAGAGAAAGGGTTGAAGCCTGATTATATGTATTACATTGACCATCAGATTGCCAACCCTGTGTGTCAGCTGTTTGGTATCGTGGTAGACCAGATTCCTGGATTCAGTTCCTACAAGCCTCGCGGTGGCTGGAGCACGAATCCTGAAACACTGATTGCCCAGCGTGAAACGGCAGCATATCATCTACTGTTTAAGAATGCGATGGAGTCCAATGAATCCATTCACAAGAAGGCATTCGTTGAGCAGTTTGGTGGAGCCGTTACGGTAACTCCTGCGGTAAAACGCGTAAGTCGTGTGGCTGCGTCAGCACCAGTAGTCAAGCAGACCAAGCAGTCAACGCTAGATAGTCTCTTCAGGGATGCCATTCAACTGGATGCCTATAAGGCTGTGAAGCAGAAAGAGAAGGCCGAGAAGAAGGCTGAAGAAAAGGCAGAGAAGAAGACTGCGGACCCTAAACCACGAGCGAAGAAAGCCTCGTAATCCAACTCTTTGCCTCAACTAAATGTAAATACCACCGTTGTTGAAGCCAAAAACTAGGACGAGCGTGGACAAGAAGATTTTTTTCATGTAGTTTGGTCCCAGACAAGTACACAAACGGTTCTTGAATTCGTTGGCACATTGA